ATGATTTGTATATATCTATGCTTTGGTGGTTCTTCTCTTCTCCAAAATTCCTTATAACCATCTTTACCGATTTCTCTACGAAGATGTTCTAAATTACCACTGCCCCATTTGGTAAACACAGTCCTACTATGAATCCATTTATATGGGTTATTTGATAAAGAAATACCATAGTTTGGCATCAGAGCGATATCGGTATTTAATCCCTGATAAATCCAATTGGTTGCCTGATATATACCACCTAAATGTTCTTGTCCGTTATCAGCGTAAGATATAAGTACTTTAATATTCTTATCATTCTCTCTGAACCATTTGAAAGATTGCCCTAATGCATATGATTCAATATTAGAACCATACCCATCATCACAATACAATCTTGTCAATTCTAAAATATTATCTTTGGTTAATCCTTCACATACGGATGTAGATGCTCTAGCTCCTACGGGAAATCCATAAACCATACATCCGATTAAAATTTCATTATCGCCGATTACATTCTCATTATCAGTTTTGTAAAATATACCTAATGCATATCTACAAGCAGTCCAAGCGTGAGTGTAGTGTTTTTTAACAATAATTTCTTTAGCAACATTACTATTGATTTCTCTAATCGATACTCTACTAATATCACAATATAACTTATTTTCTACTTTCAATTGGTTCTAATTTATGTATTTCTTCAATAAATTCTTCTTTTGCTTTTGGATATGGTAATGATGGATACTTCAAAGATTTCAGTAACTTTTTTCTTTCTCTGCCACTCAAAAGTATATAAACATATCGATGTTTTCTAGGTTCTTTCTTAATCCAAAATGGTAATGATACCATTGTTTGAATTATCTTTGGGTCATTAGTACCATATCTTACAAAAGATGTTCTACTATGATGCCATTCATCATCCTCTCTCCATTTAAAAGACCAACTATCATTAGGTCTAATTTTATTTCCCTGATATATCCAATTTGTTGCTTGGTATATAGTTCCTAAATGACCTGCTTTTGGGTCTGAATATGATACCAATGCTTTAATATGTGGTGCGTTTTCTCTTAACCATTCAAATGATTTACCAACAAACCAACTCTCAATGTTACTACCATATCCATCAAATACAAATAAACGGGTCAGTTCTAAAACCTCCGTTCTATCTAATAGTTCCGAAATGGATGCACCGGAATGTCTACCAACCGGGTCACCATAACAAGCCACCCCAATCAATTGTTCATTTACACCCCCAAAGAATTTGTGTTCATCGTTTGAAACATAAAACAAACCAATAGCATAAGATACCTTCGTCCATATCCCACTATAATGGTTATTAACGATGATATCTTTTGCTACGTTTTTATTTACCGTCCTTACGATTAATTTAGATGTATCACAATATAACTTATTAGGTTCTTTCATACGGCCACTTTATCATGTGTGTCCATGTTTGATTCGTAACTATTTTTTTAATGTTAGCAGGAGATACTCGGTAGTTCCTAGCAATAACATTAATATTTCTATGACCTACTTTGTATAGTTCTCTGATTTGCAATATCTGCTCTTCAGTCAATTTGTGCATTGGATGCGCTTCTCCTCTTAACATACGTCTAATATAACCTATTTTTTTGACAATCACAAATTTATTTTACTTTAATTGTTCATTTATTGCATTTACATATGCCATCTTTGATGATGCGCCTGTAAATCTTTCTACTTCTTTACCATCTTTTACGATTATTACAGTCGGAACTGAACGGATACCATATTGAGTTGCTTCATCATATGCTTCATCCACATCGTAATCTTCAAACACAACATTTGTAAATTGTGTTTTTACTTCATTCATTACCGGCGCTAATGCTCTACATGGCCCACACCATGATGCGCTAAATTTCTTTACTGTTACCATTTGTTTTATTTTTAAAATCATCATATGCATCCAATAAGGAGTCTACAACTGGATGTCTATGATTGGTTAATAATGTTTGTGAATCCATATCCTTAATCTTCTTTGCAGCTGATAATAAGAATTTAAATCCACTATCTCCTTTATATTTCAAATCCACTTGTTGAGTATCACCACAAACTACCATCTTACTTCGTAATCCTAAACGAGATGTAATCATTTCCATTTGGTCGTTTGTGCAGTTTTGTGCTTCATCTACAATAATAAATGAATCCAAAAATGTTCTACCTCTCATAAATGCAAGAGGAACAATTTCTACTTGCCCACTCTCTAAAATTTTATCAATTTTTTCTTTGTTATAAAGTTGATAAAAGTTGGAATAGATTGGTTGCATCCACGGCTCCATTTTTTCTCTTAAATCTCCGGGCAAAAATCCAATTTCCTCTTTACTAACGGTAGGTCTAGTTATGATAATTTTTTGAACAGTCTTTTTAAACAACATATCCAAAGCTACTTGGCAAGCTAAAAGTGTCTTACCACTCCCAGCTTTACCACTTAAAATTGTTATGGCGTTATTTAGAATTTTTTCTTTAGCTTCTTTTTGCTCTTCGTTTAACTGGATTTGGAACTTAATAGGTCCTTTTGGTTTATCAGTTTTTTCTTCTCTAATTTTTTCAGTCAATTCTTTAAATTTTGTTGATTGATTATCTGCCATAAAATATTTATTTATCCTTCACAACTTACACAGGTTTCATCCATTGCTCTAGCAGCGATATCACCTCTTAAAACTGATTCGGTTCTCATATAATATAAAGTTTTTACTCCTTGTTTCCAAGCTTCCATATGGATTTGGTTAATCCACTTTGGTTCTGCTGTTGCAGGAAATGCTAAATTTAGAGAAACTGCTTGGTCGATGTATTGCTGTCTTACACCGGCTTGTCTTACCAAATCCAATTGATTGATTTCTTTAAATGTTTTAAATACATCTTTAACTGAACTACATCTATGTGCTCTTTCATCCATTGATACTTCTTTACATTCAATCAATTTTCCTTGTGAAAAACACCAATCATCTAAAAAGTCCAAGTCCTGTACTGAACCACCATCTGCGAGTATTTTATCCCATACTTCTTTAGTGTTTTTATTCATCTTCTTTAACACTTTTTCCAACTCTGGATTCTTACGAATAAATGTACCTTTCGATGTTTGTTCGGTGAATACATTTGCTGCCCAAGGTTCAATACCACTACTAACATTGCCACTCAATTTAGAGTTTGATACCGTTGGTGCTACTGCTCGTAAGTGAGTATTTCTGAATCCACTTTCTTTACACCATAATGGTTCACCATATTCAGATGCTAAATCTCTACTTGCTCTTTCAGATTCAATCTTCATTTGAGAGAAAATCTTACGAGTTTCAAATTGAGCTTGTAAACCTTCAAATGGTAATCCTTTTTGTTGTAAGTAAGTGTGCCATCCTAATACACCCAAACCTAATGCTCTACCTCTTTCTGCTGAACGAACTGAATTTTCAAATCCTTTCATATTCTTTGCTCTCTGAATGAACTCTTCCAATACACCATCTAAAAAGATAGTAGCAGTGTATACTAAATCAGTATCTTTCCACTCATCATACTTTGCTAAATTAAGCGAACTTAAACAACAAACAAATGAATGTTGCTCATCGGTATGTAGAACGATTTCAGAACAAATGTTAGTCATATGAACTTTTAATCCATTCTTTTTGTACATTTCAGGGTTTTGTTTGTTAACATTGCCTTTGTACATAATATAAGGTTCACCCGTTGCTTTACGTTTTTGAAGCAACTTACCCCATTTACGTCTAGCTTCCGAATCACCTTCTTCAACTTTTTTCATAAATCTATCACTAACAACAACACATTGATGTAAGTTAAGTGATTGTCTATTCACATCGCCTTTTGGCTCTCTAATTTCTAAAAAATCTTCGAAATCCTTATGTTCAATTTTAATGTTCACTGATGCTGCTCCTCTACGAACTGAACCCTGATTAGTTGCAAGTATCGTAGAATCGTAGATTTTAGCAAATGGTACAATACCATCGGATGTTCCGTTGCCGGTAATTTTAGAACCTGCAGGTCGTATCATATTGATTCCAATACCAACACCACCACCATGCTTTGCTAACAACATTAGTTCCAAATTCTTTGAACCAATTTCATAAACACTATCACCCACATCGATACCGAAGCAAGAGATTGGCAAACCTCTATCCGTACCGGTGTTTGATAATACTGGTGTTGCTAAACATAACCATCCCTTCCAAATGTAATCAAAGAATTTTGTTGCTAATTGTGGTTTATCCAATCTTTTAGCAACTGCCGTAGCAACTCTCCAATATGCATCCTTTGGCTTTTCGCCAGCCTGTAAATATGTTTTGGATATAGTTTTTACATATATCTCATTGTTTCCCCAAGAAGGAAAGTCAACATCCACTTCCCATCCGTATTCTTCTCCGAAATTTTTCATAAATTATTTTTTAAAATATATCATCCCAATTTTCACCTTCTCCTGCTTTTGAGTAATCCGTTGGTCTCATTGCGAAGAAATCGGTGTGTGTAACTCCTCCTGTAAGATGATAGAACCAATCTAATTCGGATGCTTTTACTTCATCAAATTCAAAGTAATCATCTCCTCCTTTAATTGGATTGTAACCCAATTCTGCTAATTTTTCATTAACTCGTTTTGTAATAAATTCTTTTAAGTTATCCTTTTTAAGATTATCCAAATCACCCATTTCAAAAATCTTATCAATGAATTTGTGTTCTAAATCTCTAATGATTTCTGCAGCTTTATAGATATCAGCCTTAGCTTCTTCTAATAATTCAGGAAATTCATCACACATATGTCTGAATAATTGACAACCCATTTTTGAGTGTAGTGATTCATCTCTAACACTCCATTTCATTTGTTGTCCAATTCCTTTTAAAAGATTTCGCATTTGGAATGAGTAAAGAACTGCAAATGAAGAATATAATGCTACACCTTCAGCAAATGCTGAAAAGATTGCAAGTGAACGAGCTACCTCAACTCTAGCCTTATGATTAGTATCCAAGTCTTTTGGAGTCCAATCTGCGGTTGTGTTTGTTAGTAATTCAAATCTCTCTTTCATAACTTCATCATGCATAAAGCCCGCAAAATCATCCAATCCCAATGTTTCATTTAGATAAGAATATGCAACTGAATGAATTGTTTCTTGTGAACCAAATGCCATTGCCATCTGTCTGATTTCATGCTTTGGAAACCATTTAGTAACCATACCTGTCCAATAATCACTTACGGCACATTCAGTTTGTGCAAATCCTAAAAGGATGTTTCCTACTAAATGCTTTTCTGATTCACTTAAATTCTCATTCCAATCTTTCACATCACCTTGCATTGGTATTTCAGTATGTAACCAAAATGCTTGCATTTGTTTCAACCAACCCTCATTGTAATAATCCGGATATTCGAAGGGTTTAAAAGGAATTCTTTCCGTAAATAATTTGCTCATATTTTTAATTTGTTTATGTTTGAAGTGTAGGTATAACTATCTTCCGAATTTATAAATTTTCTTTTTTCTTTAGAAAATTTTATATAATTATCCCATATTTTCAACATACTTTTTGTGTAATAATTTTTTCTCTAAATTCTCTCCATTTTTAGAGTCTTTGGTTGCGTTCATACCATCTTGCGATGTTGCTGCGAATACATCCATAATGCCGTGAAAAGTATCAATCTTCGCTGGGAAAGTCATTCCATCAGGTCCAAATCGATTCTTAACGATGTGAATACGACCTGTGTTTGATAACTTATCCTTTGTTTTTCTACTCACACTCATAATGAAATCAGCGGTTTGTACTTTCTTATAAGAATCGCCAACCGAATCTGCTCCAATTACTTCATGCTCAATAGCTGCTCTATTAGTTTGAGTTGCTGTCCAAATCGGTATTTGATGTTCACCACTTAACCCTCTCAATTCTTCATAGATTCCACCCAATTCTGCATATAATCCATCTCTACCACTACCACTTTTTAATAAATCGGCGTAATCAATGATGATTAAATCAGGAGCGAAACCGATTTGTTTTAACTTCTCAATATGAGCTGCAAGAGTTTTAGAAGATGCGAACTGCGGTGGATAGTACTTAATACGAACTCTGCCCGGCGTACCTTTAATTTTTCTGATAATCTCATCCTTTCGTTCTTTATGTTCAGATGTTTGGATTCCAGTCAAAATTGTAGTATATCTTTGTCCTACATAACTTTCAGATAACTCCAATGAGTAATGTAAAACATTTTTACCTTTTTGTAATGCCGAACAAGCTATTTTTGATAAGAACCAACTCTTACCGATACCAGATGGCGCCATCACAACACCCAATTCGCCTGGTCCTAATCCCCCATCCATCAATTCATCGATTACATCCCAACCGGTGGATACGGAATTACGTTTTACATCTTCCATAATAAGTTCAAACTCATCGATGTAATCCATACCCAAATCCGATTCTACACCCACTTTGGATGCTGCCATCATCGTTTCTATAATCCTATCATAGTTACCTGCTTTAAGAAGGTCTACGGATTTTAGAAGGGCATCTTTAACTTTCTGATTTTTGGCGAATGTAAGATATTCTTTCTTTACATATGGTATATCATTTGCATCAATTTGTAGATAAACATGCTTTAATTGTTCAACTACAGTTTGCTTTAATGCTTTATCTTCAATACTTCCAACTTTAATTTTGAACACTTCCATTGTAGGAACTGCACGGAATTCGTTGAAGTAGTTTTGTACTTCATCTACAATCCATTGGTTTGCTTGTGATTCAAAAAATGCCGGTTTAGTGATTTCGTTTACCTGTTCAAGAAACTTAACATCCGTTATAAGAGAAGCAACAACTTTAGATTGATACGATTGTCCATATTTTACTAACGTATCTACTGCTTCCATTATGCTTCAGCTTTTTGTTTCTTTAATTGTTTTTTTGATTTAACCTTCACTTGGTCGGTAGCTTGGTCGGTAGCTTGGTCGTTCTTTGGTTTACGAGTTGCTAATTTCCATTCACTCTTTGGGATAAATTTCCAATATCCACCTTTTACCCTTTCATCCGCATCAATATCTGATACTCTACGGATTTCATCTAATTCGTAACCTTTGGCTACCTTAATACATTTAATACACTTCATACTTTTTGTCCATGTTTAATTTAAAAAATTATTTTACTACCATTAAGATTTCTGATTCTCTTAATAGAATATATTTGTTACCACCTACTTTTATTTCTAATCCCTGATGGTATGGTGGGATAATTACTTCATCACCTACTTCCAAATTCATTGGAATCAATGTACCAGATTGAGTGTAAATACCAGGTCCTACTGATTCTACCTTAGCTCTTTTAATATCTTCATTTCGAACTGAATCGGGAATGATAATACCGCCTGATGTTTGTGTAACTTCTGATTCTAATTCTGTTAGGAGTACTCTATCTCCTAAAGGTTTTGCTAATCTTTCTGCCATTTGTTTAAAATTTTGCTATGTGAGAAAATGTGGATTGTAACCAATCCGTAACATTTGGAAATGAATCCAATATACGTGTTTTCAATCCGATTTTTAAAAATTCTTGTTTACTGAATTTATCCGTTGGTTCGTTATATCTATCCATAATTTTCATACGAAGATTACCACTAAACGTTGGTTCAGATAACTGCATCAATTTACGATTTCTTTTTAATATTTCCAAATTATTTTCAAACAAATCATGTGCTTTGGTTTTCTTTGGTTGAGTTTTAATGTACTCTAACATAGATTCCGTAGTTTGCAATTCTTCATTTGCTAAGATTGGAAATGATTTAATAATTGTTTTTAATCCTAAACCTGGAATACCTTCTACATTATCGGATTTATCACCATCAATCATTCTGAAATTGATAAAGTTATGTGGATGAATTCCAAATTCTTCTACAACTTCATCAATATTGTAAACTTTCTTTTTAGATGGAGAATATACACTCACATCTTTGTTTACTAATTGTAAAAAGTCCTTATCGGTACTCATTATAATAACTTTTTCATTTTCCTGCTTTAATTGAGTAGCGATATATGCAATAACATCATCAGCTTCAATTCCATCGTAAATCATAATAGAAACAGGCAAAACCGAAAGTAATTCACCTAATCCAAGCATTTGGCGTTTCATAGATGCACTTTCTTCTTCAGGATTCATTTCAACCGAAGCGGCACGATTCAATCTCATTTTGATTTTATTCTTACCTCTTTCAGATTTGTAACCCGAATATATATCCTTTCTGCTTTGTGAACCCCCTTTACCATCGAATACTACGACTACTCTTGTAGGGTTTAATGTACGGATGGCGTAGCCGATACTTTTTAAAGTACCGACTATTCCTCCAATATGGTCACCATTATCATTAAGATTTGGTGCAGTTGACCAGGAACGAATGAATGTGTTTAATCCATCAATTACTAAAGTTTTTGAATTACGATGTAAATCGCCAAAACCTTTGTGTTCCTCATCTATTTGTTTTAGTATATCTAAATACTTTTTGTTAATCTGACTCATTGCCTTCATCCGTTGTTATTTCAACTTCCTCTGATGCTGATGTTTTGTATTGTAATATAGTTGCTTCACAAATCCTACGATAGATTTGGTCTTTCAATTCTTCGTTTTCCAACATTTTTGGAAAATCTTTCGATTGAAACTTCATAACTTCACCCGTATCAATATCGGTATATTCGTACCAAGCTCCTGCTTGCTTTACTAACTTACCATCTTTCATTACGGATAACCAACCTCCGTAGTTATCAATACCTCTATCAAAGAAGATATCGAAATCTGCGTGTCGTAATGGTGGGCCCATACGATTCTTAATAACCTGGCAACGAACCTTAATACCTACGATTCTATCTCCGGCTTTAAGTTGTCCCATATTTTTCAAACGAACTCTAACAGAAGCATGGAATGCAAGTGCTTTTCCACCGGATGTTGTCCAAGGGTCACCGAACATTGCGTTCATCTTTTGTCTTAATTGGTTTGTAAAAATTAAAGCGATTGATTGTCTACCAATCATATTGGTAATCTTTCTCATTGCTTTAGAGATAATAATTGCTTTATCAGTTGCGTAACCATCTTTATCATAATCAGCCTCTAATTCCTTTTTAGTTGAAGCGGCTGCTACTGAATCGACTACGATTGTAACTAATCTATCCTTATCACCTTTACGAACTTGCTCAATAATTGTTTCACATGCTTCAAAGATACCCTCAACAGTATCAACTGAAACATATAGGAGTTTTGAGATATCTACTCCAATTGCTTCTAAAAATTCTCTACTAACTGCGGTTTCGGTATCAATCAATACTGCAACACCACCTTTACGTTGTGTTTCAGCAAGGAGATGGGCGGAGAGCAAAGATTTTCCACTTTGCTCTAAACCCGTAATCTCACTAATACGTCCTACTGGCAATCCACCATAAGGTCGGTTTGATATTGCTACATCCAACATTGCGTTACCCGTAGATAACCAATCTTTAACATTTGTAGGGGCATCGCCTCCTTCATCTGTCAGGAAGTATGCAATCTTACCATCCTTATTTTGTTTGTTTAGAGAATCGGCAAGTAAACCTGCTAAATCTTCTTCTCTTTTTGCCATTGTAACTTTTTAATTTTAGTTGTTGAATAAATCATCAAATGCCGATGCTACATCATCCTTTGGTGCTGCTGCTTTAGGAGCTTCTGCTTTTGGAGCCGGAGTTTCCCAAGGCAAGTCACCGAATTCTTGTGTACCACCCAAATCAGCCGATGGTTGTGTTGGTGTTGGTTTTGGTGCTTCCAATGCCTCATTTACAGGATTACCTGCGCCGTTAGCCGATGCCGTTGGGTTTAACCAATTTTCCAATACACCTTTTAATTCATCATAAGATAATTCCTGATATAATTCGGTAATTTCTTTTTGAGAATCTAATAATTGTTGTACTTGCCCAGCATCTTCTAAAATTTTAGATGTTGCCGGTTTAACTCTAATTGTTGTTGTTGGATATGCCGCATTTGATTCTTCAGCTGATACCACTTCTAATACGATATCTCTACCGCTATTTGGGTCAGTAATATCTCCGTAATCCGGGTCAGCGATGTAACCTAAGATGTCCTGATAAACAGTCTTACCAAATCCCCAAAATTTAACACCTTCGTTTTCCTTACCTCTTACGATAACGGGTGCGAATGTTCTCAATTTTGGCTCCATTTTCTTACCTGCTTTCCAATCATCCGTATCACCTGTACGCTTAAGTTTTTCTGCAAACTCTACGATTGGGTCAGGTCTACCAAATGACATTGGAGATAAATAAGTTTTGTTGTTAATATTGTAGTGAAAATACAATTCAATAAAAGGATTATCTTTGTTGAATTTGTAAGGTACTAAACGGATTTGAGATTTTCCGTTTGCTGGCTTCCAGATTGAGTCAGACTTTTTTGTGTTGTTTTGAAGAGAGCTAAATCTCTTTAGTGCTAATGAAATGTCCATTGCGTTTTTTTGTTTTAAGTTTTAAAAAAATTGTTTAAGTTTAAGGTTTTATATCGATATTACCTATATCTAAATATAACCTTTTCGTCTTTTGTTTAACAAAAATACGAAGTTTTTTTGAATTTTCCAAATTATTTTTCAAAGTATTTTACATCAATTCCAGCCTCTTTGAACATCTGAATAGAACGTTCTGCGGATTGCTTCCATTCCTCTCTCCAAGGTTTATTGGTTTTACTGAAAACTACATTTGATATACCTGCATTGATTATCGCTCTTGCACAATCGGCACAACTGATATCGCAAGTCATATACATAGTTGTACCCAAAGTAGATACTCCGATTCTAGCTGCATTGTATATAGCATTACGTTCTGCATGCTCAAACCAATAATATTTTTCAGGTCTTTCTTGTCTTTCCTGCAAATCATCATTTATACCTCTCGGAAAAGAATTATAACCGGTTGATACGATTTCATTATCCTTTCCAACGATTACAACTCCAATTTGCGTTTTTTGGTCTTTAGATTTTAATTTAACCTGATGGGCGATATTAATAAAGTATTCGTTCCAATTCATTACTTAGCCCATTTACCTCTTTGAACAATTTGTGCAATTACACCATATACCGATAAATCTTCATAGGTATCTTGGATGGGTTCACCAACTTCATCAGGCTGCCCCAATACTACCAATTGTTTTAATCTTTGAACCTTATCATTGATTCTAAACCACAATCCTGTTAGGGATAACTTAACATCTTCTTTCGTTTCCAATGCAGTTCCTACGGAAATATTACCAGGTCCATAATTGCGTTGTTTTTTACAAAATGTAACATACATTTCATCTAAAATGTTTTTAAACTCTTCACACGTTTGTGGATAGGTTTCTTCACAATATTCAATTGCGGTTTGCTCTTTAATTTCTGACATAACTATTTGTTTTTTTGATATAGGTGGTGGGGTTAGTATTCTTGGTGAATATAGCATAATTTATAATTTATTTTTTTAATCCCCATTTTCTTTCTAACATATCGTAATATTGTTTGTGCTTTCTACCATTATATAGAAAATACACTAAATGGATATCACACCAAAATTCAATTTTCTTCAGTAACTTTTTCATTTGTTTTATTTATTTTGTTTTTAAGTTTTAAAGCTAATGCACATGATTCGTACTCCTCATATTCGACTAGAGTTTTGATATTTTCATCCAATAAATCTACGAATTCTTTACTATCAATTGACAGAGTGATAACAATCATATCTTTTATTATCACATTAGCGAAATCAACCTTTTTCTTTTTTCTGCGAATGCCAAAATCTATACCATCTATAATGGCTTTCGATATTTCCATGCGATGCGTTTCAAAAATATCAGATGGGTCGTTTGCGTGAATTTGAATAGGTTTATATCTACTTTGTTTCATATTACAAATATAGGAAAATAAAACTACTTTTCCAAATCATTTGTATTAAAACTTTTAAAAACTTTTGTAGGTATTTTTTTGTATCCTATATT